AAACAAGGGCGACTGCGATGAGTTAAATGTTTCTGATACCGTCCCAGCTGCCGCTAAAGTTATCTATCTTCAAAACAGGATCGAGAACATATGACAGTTTTATTAAATGAAGTGGATGTAGACACCACATCAAGCGAGTTCAGGTCTAGAGGTGGTCCCGCATTAGTTGTTGTTCGCGGTGATAGCTTTGGTACTGGAACGGTTAATATCGAATTGGCTACTGATGCAGATCCGCAAAGTAGATTCGCTTTATTTCCAGGTGGAGCCTTTACGGCAAACGGAAGCTTAACGCTAGATTATTTACCTGTTGGTACTCGTATACGCGCTGACCTTACCGGATCATCAGCCGCTAATGATGTATTCGTAGAGATTCTTCAATAAAATTAGGGGTGCTCAATGCCGGATACAATAGACGTCAAGGTTTTCAACAACGTCTGGACCGAAGTTCAGCAGGGAGTTTCCGGGCTAATAACTAACGATTCCGAGGATGATATCCGCATTCGTGAAGCTGCGGTAAAACCTGACGTTTCAGTTAAAAAGGGTCACATAATTCACCCCCATCAAGATATTACTTACGGGGTGGAAGGGACTCAAAAAATATTCGCCAGATCGGTACGAGCCGAATCATTACTGATAGTAACCGAAGGGTGAAACTATGCTAGGCATACATTACGACACGCGGATGTCTGACTCGTTTGAAACATCAGATCGCGGCAATACCGCAGTAAAAACATTCATCCAAGATCAGACGTCACCAGTATTGTCGGTTCCTCTGTTGATTGCTCGCGCTTCAATAGCTCTTGCCGTGGACACTGTAGTCGATAGCCGTGATATCACTTTAGACCCAGGTCACGGGACGCTGGTCGGAGAAGTGATAGAGCTTGCCGATCCTAATGAGTTAAAGTTCATGCAAGCAAGGGTGCTGGTCGTTGCGGTTAACGTGATCACTCTTGATCAGCCGGTGAACCGTGTGTATACGGTTGCCACTGGTATAGCTCAAAGATCGTCCGATGACATGCTAGTTGACGGATCTTCAACCCCTCAAATCTTTTCAGTTCTGCCGCTGCCTTCACAGGCTGGTGACATGGTTCGAATCATTGTCTTGATCGAAGGTCCTGGAGATCAAGATTCCAACTCTTTTGGTAGCGACGTTGCGCTGACTAACGGATGTGTGATCAGGGTAAAAGAATCAGACGGCAACTTTAAAAATATCTTCAACTTCAAAACCAACGGCGACTTTATAATTCAAGGTTTTGATAATGCATTTCTGCAACCTCGCGTCCCGGCCAATAATACCCGAGCATTTATATCTCGCGTAACCTGGGGCGGCCAGTCAAAACATGGGGTTGTCATCCGCCTTGACGGGTCACTTAACGAAGAATTACAGGTCGTCATCCAAGACGATTTAAGAACAGGCCAAGGGGCAAACATAAATACCAGATTCATGCTTCTGGCAGAAGGTCATGAGCTTCAAGGGGTTGCATAGCAGATGCCTAGATGTCAATTTATACGAAGGAAAAACCGCAAAGTTTGCTTAGGCGATCTAGACACCCTGATCACGCTAGAGAATCGAGACATTCAAGCACCAGATTTTGATACAGTTGATTTTGGTGAAGAGTTTACCGCGCCAAACCCTCCCGTCTTTGCTATGTTACAATCAGTGAGTGGTAAGACGTTCTTTGATGGTGTATCGACCGAGATTGACATTACGGATTGGATCTATATTAGGTTTGATGTGACGGTTACCGCCGAGACGTGGGTCAAGCTGGATGACGGGAGCCGGCTGGACATATTACGCGTTGAGAACCTGGATAGACGATCAGAGTTTATGTTGCTCACTGCACCGACCGTGGCGACAAGGAGGCAAGTAAATCGTGACCGTTAAATTCACTAGAAATCGAGAGAACAAAAAAGTATTTGGCACAATTGAGAATATACCAAGCTTGACCAGGCGCGGATTACGCCAAGGCATGTTTAAGGTTGGCCATAGCCTAATTGCTGTAGCCAACCAAGAAACATTAAAGGGCGTAAAGACCGGCATCGTTTATATACGACGTGACAAGGCCGGACGTCGTAGGCGACATTTATCATCGGCACCTGGTGAAACTCATGCTAACAGAACTGGCACATTGCGCCGTTCGCTTAGTTTTCAGCTGCGAGGATCAAGCGAAATTGAATTCGGTTATGGTGTTAGCAGTGGTAAAGAAGCGCCTGAATATGCGCGAGCCATTGAGTTCGGCTTTGAGAAAAGAAATTTAAAGCCGCGACCTAGTTTAAAAAACGCTTTAAATTCAGAGCAAGGTAACATGACTCAACACTTTGAAAACGGCATCAAAAAGGCACTTAAATAATGCGAGCGAAGGATTTTATTTTACAGTTATCAGCAAAATTGCCTGCGTTGGTTGATGATTTTACAACGTCATTTTCTGTGAGCTCTTTAACCAGGGCTAGCACCACGGTCACCGCAACAACTACCACGGCGCACGGTTTAAGCGTTGGTAAATCAGTCAACGTTGTCGGTGCACAAACTCCGATCACGATAAGTACCATTGATCGAGTAGGTATTATTGCAACTTTAGTTACGGCTGCCGATCACGATATGACACAGGGCGCTTTTACTACGGTTGAGATTAGCGGCGCAACCGAGGCAGAATTTAACGGGACGTTTACCCTGTTAAAAGTTCCGAATCGCCGCACGGTCACATTTGTTGTTGCTGATAGTGGACCAACCAGTGCAACAGGCTCACCTATATTGTTAAATGGCTCAAGCGCATTACAGAGCTATAACGGTCTCCAAAAAGTAACCGCTGTACCGACAACGACAACATTTGAATATGAAATAACTGATACCACTTTATTTACTCCGGCATCAGGAACAATAACCGCAAAAACTCAGCCAAGAATATCTGGGGCAGCGACCGACGAACGAGCACTGGAGTCATACACCAAGCAAGCTACCGATCAAGCTTGGCTATATGTGGTGATCAATGATGCTGTTGCTAACAAAAGCAGAACGCTAGAGATTGACGGCACTGACAACATTCAACGCACGAACCATTTCAAGCAGTTTATATCTCAGACGGTAAGCCTATTCGTTTTTATACCAACATCCGGGCAAATATCAGGCCGGAAAGCAATGGACCGGGCGCAAGAGTTATTCAGGCCTATCAGCCAAAGTATTCTATTTGCAAAATTCGATAGCCTGCTGGCAAGTGGCCAATATAATGCGTTAATGTTCAACGAACACGGCCTCCACGGCTACAACACAGCTTTCTATATTCACCGATACACATTCGAGATGCAGCTGCTTATGGGCGTTGACGATACCGTAGGCGCGGATGAGGATGTTGCGTTTCGTGACATTACGATGTCACAAGGGCATAATGTGGGAACGGGTGTTATTAATTCAGATATTGACCTAGACGACGAGCCATTACCATGAAACTAAAATTAAACCAACCCATGAAGGGTTACGAAGCTGGCCGAGAGATAACTGTGCAAACAGACTCCAACGGCATACCATTAGAAAAGTTTTGGCGCCGACGTCTCAGGGATGCCCAAATCGATAACTGCGTGGAAGTGGTCAAACCTTCCAAAACTAAACGGGAGAAAAGCTAAATGACTACTACTATTAGGCAGCCAAAAGTAACGGTAAACATTGTTAACGCCTCGGCAACTGTTGGCAACACCGAACAAAGAATATTATTCGTCGGCCAAAAAACAGCAGCGGGATCGGCCACTGCCGGAGCATTAGTTGAAGCTATCGCAAACGGCGGCGCGGAAGATGCGCTATTCGGTCGCGACGGAATGCTTGCAACAATGATCCGGGCCAATAAGGTTCGAAATCAACAAATCCAAGTTGACGCCATCTCTCTTGACGATGACGGATCCGGCGTTGATGCTACTGGCACAATTACTGTTGTTGGAACTGCCACGGAAGCCGGGACATTTACCGTTATTACGGGCTCAGAACGAAATCACAAATTTAGTGTTGCCGTTGCTGATACAGACACAGAAACTTTAGTTGCCGCTGCCATTGTT